GTGGCCCGAGACTTCGGTATGAGCATGGAGTGTGTACTCGTGCGCCGGGGGGAGATGGGTGTGAATTTCCTGGGTAGGTACTATAGCCCGGATGTGTTCACTGGTGACACTAACAGCATGATCGACTTTGGTCGCATGATTGTCAAGTTACACCTCACGGTTGACCCGCAAGCTGCCCACCCGAGTAAGGCTTGGGGCAAGCTCGCTGAGAAGCTCACCAGTTTGGCCTGCACCGATATGAATACCCCCGTCGTGTGCGACATGCTGGCAGCAGCTGAGCGAACGGGTCGCTGGACCAGTCCAACAGCTGAGGAGCCAAGCTACGTTATAAATGTCCAAGCACCGTGGATGGACTACGTGGTTGATCAGGCTTGCCTCAAGCTCAGCCTAGACCGCCAAGGACTTTGTGGTTGGCTACAGCTCGTTAACACCGTTACCCAGTTGCTTAATTGCCCTGGTTTTGGTGAGACTGAGATTGTGCTGCCTAAGGTTGCGGTCATCATGAATGGCGAAGTCGTGCTTCCAGCTGGTGCTGAGTTGGGGCCCGAAGACGTCTTTAAACTTGGGCGTAGTACCCACGTCCAGGTTCATGAAAGCAGAGCCAGTGCCAAGGCCGATGCTAAGGCTGCTCGCCCACATATGGACCCTAAGGGCAAGGAGGAGGCTGATGCCTGCCGTCATGTTGTCGTGACTGACGGAAGTGGTAAGGCCCTCCATTGCCCGTGCCAGTGGGCAGCCCCAGGGCGTAAGAAGGATGAGACAGATGCGCAGTACTCTGAGCGCCGAGTGGCTTGGGAAACTAAGCGGGCTTGGGCAGCGAAGAAGGCTGGCATTGACCTTTGAGCCCGGGGTGGCATGGCAGTGGACAGCCTCAACATCTCCCGGATAAACCGGGAAAACAATTGGCGCCGTAACACACCAGGGTGAGCAGGGGGGTCGTGCCCCCAACGACTACAAATCGTTACAACTCAGTGAGGCGGCGTTCGCAGAGAAAAGCGTTAAAATCCCCCGGGTTGACCGGGTTACCAAGGCTTGGTTGACACGCGTACGTGACTGATTGTCGAGAGGGCTTGCACGGCTCCTACGACTTGGTTGCTATTGGCGTGTTCAACCGGTTGCTGTTTCCGGTCGCACCGGGTTCCGAATTTATCTGAAACGATGAACAACAACAACAACAGCAATGCTCCATCTGCTGGTCGAGGCCGTGGTCGTAAGCGCGGCCGCCGCGGTGGAGCTCCTCCGGCTGCTATTCAGCCGCCTCCGAAGAAGCGTCAGACGCGCCGCAACAAGCGCCGTGCGGACAACCGAGCGATGAACCAAGAGCAGGGAGCCCTCAATGGTCCTGCTATCGCAACTATGTTCGCCCCCGTTTCTGAAGGGACTATCCTTAAGTCCCTCAAGCCGCAGTTCTTCCGTGATAGTGCTGACTCGCAGCGCATCATCCACCGGGAGAAGGTTGGGAAGTACGTGTCGCCGGGCTCTGCGGCGTTCACGCAGCTTGCTGCCATTGCCCTGAACCCGGGCTTGGCAACCAGCTTTCCGTGGCTTTCGAATGAGGCAATGGGCTGGGAGCGCTACCGCTTCAACCGACTGAGGTTCATTTGGGTGCCTGCCGTTGGGACCTCAGTTGCCGGTGACATCATCATGGGACCAGACTATGATGCTGCCGATGCTGCCCCTTATGGTGAGACAGCCCTGTCGTCCTACCAGGACACAGAGGAGGGCAACATCTGGATTCGTTTCGCCGCGGAGTTGGACCCGCAGAACCTCCACGGCGACCAGAAGGAGAAGTACCTGCGCTTTGGGAACCTCGCTGCCAATCAGGACATCAAGACGTATGATGCTGGCAACTTCTGGGTCTATTCCAGTGACGACGCTGCTCCACAAACCGGGAAGATCTGGGT